TCGCGGTAGGAAGAACACCCTTGGTTATGAGCGATCCTATCGTCTTTCCAAACGTACCAACCCACGGTTGGTTCCAGATCTCATGCAACTCCTTAACCAGAGCGGTCATCATCTTTAAACCAGAGACGATCGATCCATCCGCACTCAACAGGCTGGCCTTCATATCATCCGACCAACTCTCCCACTCCTGCTGGAGAATGGTGACCTGCTTCTTGTAGGCGGCCGTTACCTTATCGCGCTCCTCCTGTCGCTTCTTCTCTTCTTCCGTGACCCTCTCGATATTGTGAAGCATCTTGATCGATGGATCAAGACCCCAGAGCTTAAGGAAGTCATTCTCGCTCTTGGTAGCATCGGCTATGTTCCCGTGGGTCTCAGCCAGTCTATTATCGTATACGTTCTGGGATTGGATCAGGACCTCATTCAGCTTGTCCGCCCAATTGGTCTGGGCCTCAATGCGCTCGATGCCCCTCTCCATCACCTCTCCAAAAGCACCGGCGGCCTCAACCATCTGCATCCGCTTAGTGCCACCGATCCTGTTTATCTCGGCAATTGTTGAAGAGAAGCCGGCCATGCTCTGCTCGACCACTCCTGCGGAAACTCCAATCTTCTCATACTGCTCAATGAGGCTCTTCAACTCAGCCGGATGCATTCCGATGACCTTGGCCTTGTTGGCCAAATCAACGATCTTGTCCGACCAGTCTTTCAGATTGCCCATACCAACCATAACGGTAGCGGCAAAACCAGACATGGCCCCACCGGCCGCACCAAACTTGCCGATGTAATCAATCAGAGCCTCGCCACCACCTACGGCGAGCTCGCCTAGCTCCTTGATCTGCTTGCCCAGCTCAGCCTGCTCCTCCCTGAACTTATCCATCGCTCGCTTGCCCGAGCCCTCAGAAAGTTGGCCGAGTTGCTCCTTGAGCTTGCCCACACCCTCGGAGGCCTCATTGATCAAGGAGACACGAAGCTGTAGTTCTTGGAGCTCAGTGGGCATTCAATCTCCGCTCTCTACGGCGCGTGTCCTCTCTAGCTGGGCCGTCCTCCTCAAGTGGAGCTGGACCTCACTGATGGACATCTCGAGGAACATGCGAGGATCGAGGTGGTAGTAGCTGGCCAGTCGATAGCAGTCTATGATCATGCTGTCGTCGATGACGGTGGTCACCACGCCCGCAGATCGGGTAAAAAAAATTTTCTCAAACGATACGCACAACTGTTCCAGTCACGCGGGTCCATCGCCTCGAGCAGAGGCGGGAGAATGCCGCAGAGCGCACCCATGATGTAGGTCATCTTGCGCTCCTCAATGATGATCTCACCATCCCAGAGCATGCGAGTTGGGTTTCCAATCCGATTGATCTCGCTGGCGCGAGGTTCACGGAAAGTCAAGTTCCAGACCTCCTCTCCGCGGTCGTTCTTCACCGGGCGATAGAGCAGTTGGACCGTGATCGGCCAGTCCTCCGCGCTGTCCCTGATGTCCTTCCTTATCTTATCCGTCTCGCTGACCACAGGCTCAGGCTTCGGGGCCTCAGACTTGATCTGCGAGGGGAGTGGTTCCTGGGGAGGAGCCGAGAGAGGCTCGGTTGAGAGCGGTCCCTCTGGAACTGGTACGATGAACCCCTCCCTGATCGCACCACCATTTGTTCGCTGTTCTACTGCCATGTGTCACCTCACGCGATTGAAATTTCCTGGCAGGCCAGACCCTCCCAGCGAACCCTGACCTGGCCGTCTCGAGTGTTGTTCTCGAAGCCGGCCTTACAGGTCCCACCGGTGAGCGTGTACTGCATACCGTTCGCCAACTGGGCGATCACGGTCACATCCGTCTCTGCCTCGAGGTCCTCGAGCAGGAGGCCTGGCACGGTGGACAGGTCTCCCTCTATGTACGGCACTCTAGGCAATTCTTGATATCCATGAACTCCATCTTGCCCGGCGATCATGGTGCGCTCAACGGCGCTTGGACTTACTGTAAAATTGCCGCGGAGGGCCAGCTGTGTGCCATCTACGGTTAGAAAAGCGATCCCGGCGAAGCGCTGGGCCATGACTTAGTCTCCTTTCTGTGAGTTGGGCGATCTCAAGCCTAAGCGCCCGAAGAAGCCTGGTACGGAGCTGGTGCTTGACCGATGATAGCTGTGTCGATCCCGCGGTCATACTGGAGGCGAAACTGGGCCAGCACGGCAAAGATGCGGAGCTGGTTGATCAGATCCGGCGGGTAGAGCACGTTGACCCTGTTAGGATCATTCGGGTCGCGCTCTACGATCAGATTGGCCTTGAACGCCTTGAGGTTCTCAACCAGCCCGTTCCACATGTCCATCTGATACTCGTTGACCAGCTCGGCCTTGATGATGCCAGGTGTCACTATGGCCTGGCCGGGTCCAAACTTGGTCCCATCGTCCGCCAGCTTGTGCCTCGGGAATTTGCTGGTGATGGCGTACTTCTGGTTCCGCAACAACTTGGCGAGAGTCGCCAATGTGGTCACAAGCTCGTACGCATCGTCGCCCATTCCATAGAGGTTGAGCTGGTACGTGGTCTGTTCTCGCAGGATCATTGGTTGGTTGTCTGTGCCGATCTCTTGGATGGCCAGCCCGTTGGAGGCCAAGCTGTTCAACTCTGGGAAGTCGAACCGATCCTGAAGAGGACAGCCCTTTATCTGGTTCAGCGAGAGGGTCTGGAGTGGCCTCGCAGGGTCATTGATCAAGGCGCGCTGGGCCTTGGCCGTGTAAGCGGCGACGGCCTCAAACATCGGAGATGGAGTGGTCATCTCAAACGCCATGATGCTCTCCACGCCACTATTCAAAGTGTTTCCGAACGTGATCAGATTGGCATAGGTCCCACGCTTTGCACTTAACACGTGGCCAAACTGCTGGCGCTGCCAACCCCAGCGGCCTTGGTCCGTAAAACCATACTCCTGGTCCCAAGCGAACAAAGAGTTGGTGTCGTTGTACGGCAACGCGACGTACTCGTAAGCTTGCTTCTGGATATTCGAGATTGCCGTCGCAAAGTCAGGAGTACCGACGCCACCTGCGAGCAAACCACCGGCCGGCAGAGTTATGCCGAGACCAACCGGGGTCGACTCAGATCCAATCGAACCATAGTAGTTCAGAGAGACGGAGATCTCATTGCCGTTGACGCTCTTGAACAGCGAGGTCAATGTCACTACGCCAGAGGCAGCGACCGCGGTTACTGGGAGAGCGACGTTTCCAATGGTATCAGTGTAGGTGTTGATCGCGCTGGCGATCGCGTTCCCGATGTCAGCTATCGTGTCCGTAGACATGATGTTGATCGGAACGTAGGTGCCAGCGATGTAGAGACTGATCGTCCCAGCCTCCGTAGGAGGTGTAGTGATCGTGATGTCTCCAGTGGCTGCACTGGCGCCTACGGGCTCAGCCACGGGGAGACCCCAGACCTCATTGGCGAAGTTGTTCGCATAGAAGGCCTGGAACATCCGAGAGAGCTCAGACCCAGGACCAAAGTGGGCGTCCGCCTGGGCCTGGCTTCCAATCGGGATCGGAACGTCTGGAGTAGCGTCTCCATCCGCTGTCATGACCCCAGTCAGCAACGACTTGAGGTTGATCGTCGTGAGGCCGGCCATGGACGGATCGACTTCGACCCAATACAATGGGACCTTGATGTTGGCAGGAATGTTGGCAAAACTGATCGGCATGGATGGTTACTCCTCTCGCTGGGTCGCAGCCTGACGAGACCGACCGCGCTCGCCTTCCTGCTTTTGCTCGGCCAACTTGATCGAGCCCTCTCTCAACCTTCGCTTGGTGAAGGTGTCATTGGGCCACTCGATGTCTCCACTGCTGCGGAAACCACCGGCGCTGGGGTGCTTGAGCAGTCTCCGCATGTCATCCGCGGTAAAGCCATCTCCATCGGCCGGAACCACGCGGACACCCTCGACCCTCTTCATGTCCTTTACCCGCTGGAGGCGAGCCTTCATTCGCTGACCAGGGGTTACAACTTCCGTCTTCACGTCAACCATGGCTAACTCCTCCTCGCTTCTCTCAATACGTCAAGCATGTACTTAACCGTGATAGGTTGAACCTGGGTCGTATCAACGTTGTTCACCGCGACGGTCACGTCGATCTCATTCAGCATGTCAGTGATGTCGGGATACCACTCGCTGCGACTGAAGCAATTCACCTCGTATTGGAGCTCGGCGAACGGCGTCTCATTGTTGAGCCCAGTAGACCCAAAGAGGTGCTTCCTCGATCCTCTGACAATCCCCTCTATGCCGACTCCCTCAGGGTTGTTGTTGTGGAGCACGTTCATCAACTTGATGTCCGTCCAGAGCAGGCCCATGATCTTCAGATAGGCGGCGTCGATCCCTTGCTCCAATACCACAGGATCATTGTTGGCCTGGATCACAGAGAAGCCTATCCGCGTGGTGTGGTTGAACCTGATGCACCCAGCGTTGGCATCTCCATCCGGAACCGTGATCTCATCCACGATGTAGACGCCGAGGTACGGAATGAGCGCGACCTGGACCGGAAACATCTTG